CGGACGCGACCTGAGTGGCCTTCGTGATCTCCGCGCGGGCTGTCGCCTCCTGGGTCTCCTTCGCGTCCTTGAGCGCGAGGGCGAGCGCCACCGCGGTCTCCTTCGACGCGGCAGCGCCCTCCTGCAGCGTCTGTGTCAGGGACTTGAGCAAGTCGATGTCGATCTGGTGGTTGTCCACCCCGGTGCGGATCCAGACGACCCGGTCGCTGAGCCGGTCAATCTTCCCCTCGAGCCGGGCGAGCTGCACCAGGATCGGCTCAGTCGCCAGGCGGATCGGGTCGTCGTCCATGGACACCGGGACAGCGTGCGCAGGGGGCTAGACGAGGCTCACGTGCCAGGTGGTCAGCCACGACGTCGGCGGGGTGACCTCGTGCTCGATGCCCTCGATGCGACAGACGAGCGAGATGGGCGAGCCGCCGCCGGGGATCCTGCTCTTGATGACCGTGATGACGTCGCCGATGTCGAGTCCGAGCACGACGGGCCACAGCCGGTCGTCCACGGTCGGGTTGATGACCAGGTCGCCCACCCGGAACTGCGGCTGCTTGGTGGAGGCGAGGATGAACTCGGCGCAGGCCAGAGCGTCAGCGTCGGTCGCCATCAGCAGGTCCGACAGGCCGGGCATGGTTCGCTGCGTGTAGGCGAGCTGGCTGGCAGCGTCGACCGCCAGCTGCGGGGTCCCGCCCCTGGCGGCCACCGGGATCTCGTTGAACAACTCGGCACGGTCGAAATTGAGCGTCACCCCACCCATGTCGTAGGGGAGGTCGGCCGGGTAGGCGCCCCGGTCGCGGTCGGAGAACGTGGCGGAGGAGGTGACATGCGCGGCCCGCCAGTTGCGGTCGCGGAAGACGATGCGCCCGGTGGCCAGCATGTGGCACTGCCCCTGTTCGGTGGCCTCGATGCGCTGCAGGTAGGCGAGCGCCTTGGTCTGGCTGTTGTCGCTCACGTCCCGGGCGCATATCAGGGTGCCGGATGCGACGTCGCGCTGGCTTGCGGGGTGGGCGATCATGTCGAGCACGCGGTTGAAGCGGTCGCCGGTGGTCTCCTGTGGCAATGCCCCGTCGTGGGCGATGTCCTGCACCGCCTGGATGTCGCGGAAGAGCGCCACCTCCTGCAGCGTCATGGTCGCCCCGCCCGTCGTGTCGGGCAACAGTCCGCCGATCTGTGAGCCGGTACCGGCGCTCGGCTGCACGGCGTCGATCACTGCCGCCGCCACGGCGAACGATGCCGTCAGGTGGCCGTCAACGAAGATACGCAGATTGCCGGCGCCGGGTCCCGGGACCTGCACGACAATGGTGTGCACGGCGCCGTCGTCGACGACGGTGGGGCTGGCCCAACTCGTCCCGGCAGGGGTCAGGTACACGCTGACGACGTGCGGGTGGCTGGGGTGGTTGACGACGATCTGTATCTGGTGGGTCGACGCCGTCAGGTTGATGGCGGCCAGCGCCGCCTTGTGGGTCGTGTCGCTCGAGCTGTACAGGGTAAGGAACGTCCACCCGGCGGTGGTGGCCGACGATCCGAGTGGCTGCGGTATCGCCACGAAGGCGTCGCCGCTGAAGGCGACCGAGCCGGGGCCGAAGACGGGGACGGTCACGCCGGTGCCGGTTGTAGTGCGATCGTCTGCGCCACGGAGGCTCCCGGCGGAGCCATGGCCGCCACCTGGGCGAAGGTGGCACCCGCGGCCGCCTGCGCCTGCTCTGCGGCCTTGATGGCGAACTGCTTGCACCCGACCCCGCCACGGCTTGTCGCCGGCGGTGGGCCGAAGGTGACGGTGGGCACGCCGCCCGGGGCCGCCGGCATGGTGGCGGTGCCCGTGACCGCGCTCGTGATCGGCTGCTCGTGGTACAGGTAGTCGGGGCTGAACTGGAGTCCGATCGACGTCGGCGTGCCCCGAGGGCCGCTCCAGAAGTGGTCGGCGTCGGAGTAGACGGCCACGGCATCGAGCGTGCAGGCGCCGGCAAATCCGGCCGTCTGAACGTGGGCGTTCACGAAGTCCGGGCCCACGTAGTTGACCGCCGCCCGGACCCATCCCGTCACCGGGTCGAAGTCCACGTTCGCAGACCATGCGGTGTGGTCGGCGGTGGCGCCGGTGACGGCGTGGCCGGCGAAGCTCTCGACGACAACGCAGCCGGCCATCGATGTGGTGACGGACGGGGCGACGACATCGGTCGAGTCGGTGGCGCTCGGCGTCGCTCCGTTCACGTTGACCGGCGTCGTCGGGTCGACGCCGGAATAGACCAGGAGCTGGCCGACGCCGTCGGTGAGGGACGTGCCGGCGATGACGAAGGCAGTGGCCGTGCCGATGTCGGCCAGGACCGCCACCTTTCCGAAAGCGGCCGTCTGCACCAGGTTCGCCCCGCTGGTGGCGTCGGTGCGGATCAGCGTCCAGCCCGCCGGAGTGGTGACAGAGATGCCAGCGGCGGCCGTCGTGGCGACGAATGCCAACAGGTAGTCGCCAACCTGCGTCGTCGAAGGCACGAAGACCTGGAGCGTGTGCGGGTTGAAGCTCGGATCTGTGGCGCAGGCGGAGCTGCACCGATAGGCGATCGTCTTCGACGTCGGCGACCCGGTGCCGCCAGCGTTCGGCCATGGCGTCGTCGGGCTCGGCGGCGCCAAATGCGTGGTGGGATTGTGCTGGCTCAGCAGTGCCAGGTAGGACGTGCCCCACAGCCGCTTCAGCGCCAGCGACTTGAACAGGTCGGTTGCCGACAACCCGCACTCGGCTTCGGCGAACCCCGGCCATGACTGCGGCCAGTCGTCGGCGAAGCCGGTCCACAGGACATGCTCGACGCCGGCCCACACGGCGTAGATCTGGATGACCTTCTCCGGCTGCACGTTGGGGTAGTGGGAGCCGGCCGTGTTCGTTGGGTCGTAGGCCCGCGACGTGTTGCGCAGTCCCACCTCCGCTGTCCCGGCCTGGAACAGTGCCGTCGAGCGAAGGAGCCTCTCCCTGCCGCGCTTGGTCTTGATCCGTCGCACGTCCTTGGCTCCCGCGTTGGCGGTGCCGAGCTCGGTCCACACCAGTACGGGGTCGAAGGGGTTCGAGCCGAAGGCGACCCGGCAACCGATGACCGGCAGCGTCATCCGAGGAAGCCGGGGAACAGCCCCCCGTTGACCACGCCCTTGTCCAGCAGGTACTTATAGGTGAAGTCGCCGATTTTCTTGCCGTCGAGATATATGGGCTGGTTGATCACGATCGGCTGCCGGCTCGCCGCTCCGCCTGCGGCGCCGGTCGCCCCGCCTGCGGCGCCAGTCGCCCCTGTCCCCGCAAGAGACAGCGCGGGGGCGGCGAGAGCGGTGTTGCCGACCTGGGCGGACAGCCCGGCGAGGCTCTCCTTCACCCTCGGGTACTGGCTCTCGAGCCCCTTCACGAAGCCGTTGAGTATGAGCTTGCCCGAGCCGTGCAGCAGCATGGCGTCGGTGGACGGCGGCCCCTTCCACGACGTCAGGCTGCCCGTCAGGTGGCCGAGGGTGCGGCGGACCGCGTCGAACTGCGACTCGATGCCATGGACGAAGCCCATGATGACGTTCTTGCCGGCGTCGAGAAGCCACTTGCCGGCGTCGCCGATGGCCCCTCGGACCCGATCCGGCAGCTGCGTGAACCACTTGATGGCGTCGGTGATGCCCTTGCGCCAGGTGTCGAAGGCCTCTGTGGCGAAGCGGGCGATGGCGTGGAAGGCCTCGCCGAGGAACTGCTTGACCTGTGTCCAGTGGGTGACGAGCTCGTAGCCGACGGCGATCACGGCCGCCACGGCGGCGACGATGAGAAGGATGGGAGCCAGCGCCAGGCCCTCGGATACAGCGAGGCCGGTCGTCGCTACTGTCTCGCCCTCGGTGACGGTCGTGTCGATCGCCTTGGCGGCGGTCAGTGCCTCGCTGGCAGCCGCGGCTGTCTTCTGCGCCGCCTCGACCTCCTTGGCGGCCTTGGCCGCGGCCCGCCCGGCAGTGCCGAAGCGCTCCATGCCCTTGCCGACGAGCCCCAGGCCGCCGCCGAGCAGGGACACACCGGCGCCGACGCCGGTCAGTGCGGGGCCGAACTTGTTGCCGAAGGTGCCGACGCTCTCCTCGACGGTGTTCTTCAGCCCGTTCAGGGTGCCGCGGAGGTTGTTGGTCGACGCCGCCGTCTGGCCGGCCGTCTTGGTGCCGATCTGCTTCATCACTTTGTCAAAGTCACTTGTCTTGTCCGCTGCCCCAGGCGACCTTCAGTTGTGCCGCGGACACCCTCTCTTGTGCGTTGCGTAACTGTTGCTGTTGGGTGACCGACAGACCCGCGGCCGCGTTCGACTTGCCCTGCGCGGCGTTAACCTTCGCATGAGCGTCAGCGAGCTTCCCCTCTGCTCCGGTCACAGCGTCCTGTGCGTTGCGGAGCGCTATGGCGTCGCCGACGCCCATCTTCTTCTTCGTGGACTGGATCGTCTCCAGGTCGATGACCCGTTGATGGGCCTTGGCGAGATTGGCCTCCGCCGCCGTGATCCCAGCAGTGCTGGCCTGCACCAGCTTGTGACCGGTGCCGACCCGGGCTTGTAGATCAGCGAGGATGCGTTGGTCTGTCGCCAGTGCGCTGAGCGCACTGGCGTGCTTGGTTGCGTCTCCAGCGGCGAGCTTCTGAGCGACCGACCCCTTGACCAAGTCGACGCCGAACTGCTTGGCCAGCCTGGTCGGGTTGACGTAGGCCTTGGCCACCATCTCGGTCGCCGCGGCCAGCGAGATGTGCTTGGCGGCGGCGATGTCGGAGACCTCGTTCAGGCTGTCGAGTGCCTTCTTCGGGTCGCCCATCACGGTGGTCAGCCGGGCGATCGAGTTCTCGACCTCGGTGCCCGAGGCGAACTTGACCAGATGGGACTTGGCCTCGTCGATGCGCTTGGAGTAGTCGCTCAGGTCGTGGCCGCTGTCGGAGATGG